ACCCTTTCCCTTTGTATTGGCCGTTGCGAAAATCTGGAAACCTTCGGCGGGCGTAATCTGCTTGCCAATCTTCTTGAGGAAAACTCCTTTACCTTCAAGGGCGGATTGGAGACAGAGGATTTTGTTCGAAGCAAGGTCGATTTCGTCAAGTAACAGAACGGCACCCCTGGCCATGGCTTCCACAACGGGACCGTTGTGCCAGACTGTGGCACCATTATTAAGGCGGAAGCCACCAATGAGATCATCTTCATCAGTTTCAATAGTAATGTTTACACGGATGAGTTCTCGTCCAAGTTGGGCACATGCTTGCTCCACCGAGAACGTTTTACCATTGCCCGAAAGACCCGTGATGAAAGTAGGGTAGAACATCCCAGACTTGATAATCTTTTTCACATCAGAGAAGTTACCAAAAGAAACAAAGTTGGCATCTTTCTGAGGAATCAGGTTTTGTTCAAATGCAGGTTGCACAGAGGGAGAAGCAAAGGATTTTTCGATTTGTTTGATATCTTCGGTAGTCACTTCAAGATTCCAACGACCACGAGAAGTCTTGAACTGTTCGAGTTTACGAGTCACAGTCGGATAAGAAATATCATTAGCAGCACAATACCCCTTGATGTCAGCAGTAGTCAGTTCCGTTCCGTAGAGAGTGGTCAGGTCTTCGATCAGTTGTTCAGGGTTCACACGAGTCATGGTTTGGGTGTTTGTGTATGAATGTATTATAGGGGTCTTTGAGACCCCAGTAAAGGGGAAGTGGACAGTTCCTCAAGCGACCAGTTCAATGAACTGACTAAGAATTTTCTTGTTTGTTTTCTTAGCACCAAGAGATTTCTTGAATGCACTGCGAATCTGTGCTTTTGTAGCATCATCTTCAACCTTAAACTCAGAGTCTTCAGACAAAGCACTGGATGAAAGAGTAAAGTATGCTTTATAAGAAGAGTTTGGAATAGAAACTGCCTTCTCTTTCTTCCATTGTTTGATTATCTTTTCCTCAAGGGAATGATTATACCATCCAATGTAACGACGAAGATGTGTATTAAACTCCCGACCTTCACAGACACGGATTCCAATCAGATTTTCAGTTGGAAAACGTTCAGATAGATTACGGAGAAGGCACTGTGTCACTGAAGTAGAGTCACAATCATTTTGCCCATACAGATCATAGGTGGTTCCAAGTTTACGATCTCGGAGCATAGAACCATATGGAATAGATCCATATCCAATAAAAGATTCTGCTTCCCAGTGACGCTTAATCTCACGATGACGAGAAAGATGATTTGACTCACCATCAGTCAAGATCACAACATTAACTTTTTCGGCAGAAGTCTTAGTTTTAAAGTTAGGGATAATTTTGAAGAGAGAAATGATCGCCTCATTCAAAGGAGTTCCGCAAAGGTGGAGAAAATCTGGAATCGGAGCAGCATAGTAACGAGCACTATAATGAGTTGCAACTCTCCAGATACTATTCAGTTGCTTATCAAACTCTCGATTAGAAATCTCACTTGTCAGAATCTGCAGCATATTGAACTGTTCATGAATAGCTAAGAGATTCTCTTTCTTTTCATAGTGCTTAGTTGGAAACTGTGGTACACCATTCTTGTTGTGTGGTGTAGACCACCACTCTGTGGTGAAAGCATAAACTTCAAAAGGAATCTGAACCTTTTTACAGAACCAAACAAGTTGGAACATCTGTTTGATAGTATCAAGCAGAACATTACCCATTGATCCAGACCAATCACAAACAAAGATCAGACCATGATTCTTTCCATCAGGAAGAACTGTCACTTTCTTGAAGAGATCTTCATTAAACTTGTAAGTGTGAAGTTTGGCACAGTCCAGAACACCAGTACGACTAGTGGTTGCACGAGCGTATGAACTTGCAGACTTGCGACACTCAAACTCCTTGACCAGATAGTTAACTTCTTTCTGAGCAGACTTCTTAAACTTATTGAATAAGTCATCAGAGTTTTGATAGATATCTGGCATTTGTTCAATCATGTCTGCATAGAACTTATCACACTCTTGATGAATATCTTTGTTTGGAATCACAATGGTGTCAAGATTCACTTGAGGAACCTCAAGATATACAGTCTCTTCAAAGTTTGAAGCACTATTCAGTTCTTTCAGATTACTCTCAAGAGTGGCTTCAGTTTTGATATCAATGTCATCATCAACACCATTCTCTAGAGAAGATTGATCTACCTTTCCACCTCCACCAGCAGATGGAGTTTGATTAGTTTCAGTTTCTTCACTTTCTCCTTCATCATTTTCCCCCTCCTCAGATTCTTGAGGTTGCTCAGAAATCTGACCACCACTGCCACTTGTTTGATTCTTGATATCCAGATTGTCTAGTTCAGGAACTTTAGTTTTTTCCGACTCTTCCTTACAGTAGGCATACAGAGCTTCTGCAGCGTCCAAGACATCTTCAAAGGTGTCAGTGGAAGCGATCTGGTCAACAATCTTTTGCTCCTCCTCAGTGAAAGTGATGGGAAGGAAATTTCCAATTTTGTAAAACAGATTAACACGATCAGCAAGATTGTAAGTAGAGATATCATCGTCAACCTCAAAAAAGTTCATATCATTAAGTTCTTTGTATCCCTTGTAAAAAGTCTTAGGGAGACCAAGATACTTGCGCTTCATAAGTTTCTCAATACGAACATCTTCAACAACGTTCACAAACTGAGGGGGAATCTTACGTTCTTTAATCCAATCAACATCTGGAGTAAACAGTGCGTGACCAACTTCATGACCCACAAGAAGGTCATAGACATCATTACTTGCTTTATCCCAGTTAGGAAGAGTCAGAACACGAGTGTGGACATTGAAACTCGCAGTTTGGACTTTCTTGTGCTCAACCACCAGGTCCTCAGTGGCAAGCAGTTTAGCAAGTTGAGATTTGATTTCGTGCTTGAGCATTGATTTGTTGCGTATGAACGTATCATACAAAAGAACCCCGCCTTTTGGGCGAGGTCATGTGACTCTTTTTGAACTGTCTAAGCCTCGCCTTCGCTTGGCGGAGAGCTTGTGGTTTCAGTTTTCTCTTCTGATCCTTCTTGGAGTGGTGTTGCCAGTTTGGGGTGTTCATTGCCCTGAATAATTTGATTTAATACTGTATCATACCATAGCGTGTTTTCGTCTTGCATGGTCTGTGCTGTGTGACACTATTTATTTTGGTATAGCGTATTATAGTCTTTTGCGTAGAGACGTTTAACATTTTGTATGATTTTAGGTCTTCTCTGCACTTTATTAGACTCATCAGTAGTCAATGATGAGTATTTTAGTTTTTCAATCTTAAAATCAATACCAAGAATAGAAGTCATCCAATCAGAGAAATCTTGTTGAAATCCATTCTCATATTTCCATACATGAGTTTCTTCTCCAATAAAATCAACTTGTGGTCTAAACCAGTTCATTGATTGTGGAAGAGGAAAGTTTTCTATCATTGAAAAGAAAGTATTTTCATCTTCCAGTAACTGTTCAATATCATTTCCATACATTCGTTTTAAAAATATTGAAGTAGAGAAAAATCTATCTACAGGATCCCTAACAATGGTTATGTGAGGTACTCCAGAAACATTGAGAAATTTCATATAAAGTTCTTTGTGAAAGTGAGCAATCTCCACTCCACACTCACTTTTCCAAATCTTTTTTTGTTCACACTCAAATTCGTTAATAAGAATGTTTTCCTCTATAAATCTTCCAGCAGTTCTAGGAATATGAACGAATAAAAATCTGGTGCCTGTATTCTTATGACGATAAGTGGGCATCAGATCGTTGAGAAAATATCAACTGTTGGAAACCAACCAATACTCTTCATGATAGATATGTCCGCAACATTATCTTGTCTTTCTCCAGGCGTATCTTCAAGAACTGGAAGATGACCTTGACCGAATGCTTTCGCAAGATCTTTCACCGCTACAGATTCACCAGTTCCAATCGTCACAGGTCCAGTCACATCACTTGATGCAAGATACCGAATGGCACGGCACACATCTTTCACATGAATCCAATCTCTCTTATGATTGGTGACATAACTTGCTTTCTTGTCTTTGAGCAGATCATACATCATATTACCACGACCACCAGGACCATAAACTGTGGTAAATCTCATACCAACAGAGTTAGGTGGTGCCATCTGTTCGTTAATCCACTTGGTCATTGCATATGGATTGCCCCAGTATCCCTCTTCTACGGCGCTAGAAGAGGCGTAAAGGAGTCTCGTATTAGTTTCCCTACACCACTCAAACAAAGGTCTTACAGAGGCAACATTGTTCTCATAGTACTTCTCTGGATTCTCTTGACTATCACGAATGTCTGCATATGCTGCCAGATGAATCACAAGATCATAATCACCACCAGAAAAATCTCTAACATCATCTGGTCGATCCAATCCAGTTACCCATCCACCATGAGTTTCTTGCCAGTCAGCAAATACATGCTGCCCAATAAAACCTTTATGTCCAGTGATTAAAACTTTTTGTGCCATCTTAAATCATCCTACTAAATCCTTTAACTTTTTCAAATCGAATCACATTATCAAACTTATCTTGTAATCCATCCTTGTGAGAGATTACAAAGATATTTGCATCTTTGATGACGAACCTAATGATTTTCAAGAAGTCGTCCGTTCCAAATCCATCCAGAGACGAATCAAAAACTTCGTCCATGATTAAGAGATTTGTATTAACTGAGTTCTTATACTTTGCGACCTCTCTCCAAGTAAACAAGAGAGCAAGGTCAATACGCATCTTCTCTCCTTCGCTGAATGATGCGTATGAAAAATCTTCGTGAATGGGAGACTGGACGGTTTCGTTAAACTCTTCATCTAAACTGAAGTTGATGTAAAAGTCCATCATTTGCAAGAAACGATTGACTTGCTGATTGATCAGCGGTAGATACTTCTTGATGATTTGAGATTTAACTCCACCGTCTTTAAGCAGTCCGTAAGAGAAATCGTAGTATCGGAATGAATCTTTTTTAGATTCTAGTTCGGTTTCAGTGTTATTCAGTTTTTGTTTAAAAGATTCTAACTTCTCATGCTCAGAATTTCTGTTTGCAAGTCTCTCGGTAATAGTTTGAATTTCATGTTCAAGATCTCTTGACTGTCTTTGAAGTCCAGAAATCTTAGTATTGTTTTGAGAAATTCCATAAGTTAGTTTCGTAATCTCCTTTGAGAGGTCGTTGAAAAGACGCTCTCGCTCCTCTTCCTCGTTAATTGCTTTTCTGAGTTCGTTAAACCCATCTTGCAACTCATTTGCTTTATTTTGAGCGTCCTCTATCTTATTTAACCGAAATGATTCTTCAATAGTTTGAGTACAAGTTGGGCAAACCGTATTCTCTTTGAAAAACTTATGTTCGGCAGTAATAGTTGATACCTTTTGAGAGATTTTGCCTTTTAAGTTACCAAGTTTTTTGAGTTTATCTGCAGCTCCAGTATATTTCTCTAAGTCTTTTTGTTTCGATTCAACAACATTTTGAATCTCATTGTTTGTTTCAATCAGACCATCAACCTCGGATTGCAGTTCTCCGATTTTACCTTCATTAGAAGCAATCTGACTTTTACCATTATTTTCAAGAGTCAAAATAAAGTTTTCCTGCATTGCAACTTTATCTGATACAGACTCTCTTGCAAGATCAAGAGTTCTCACTTCATCTTTCAACTGACGAAGTTTTTCTTTGATAATCGAATTCATTGAAGAAAAGATCTTAATATCAAGAAGATCTTCAATCACTTCACGACGATTTGCAGCAGTTAGTTGCATAAATGGAACAAAACTACTACTACCAAGAATCACAATCTGAGTGAATGACTTGTAGTTCATCTTAAGAACAACTTGTTCCAACCACTTTTGCTGATCTACAGCAGAAGAACTTTGATCAAGCAACTTGCCGTTACGATAGATCTCAAAGATATTAGGTTTGATTCCTCTCCGAACTTTCCACTCAATACTTCCAATAGAAAACTCAACCTCCGCCACACAGTCTTTTTCATTGACCGTGTTTGGAAGTTGAGGTTTGTTGATCTTACGAAATGGTTTTCCAAACAAGGAAAATGTTAACGCATCAAGAACTGTTGACTTACCTGCGCCATTGGTTCCAATAATAAGAGTTGTAGTATTTTGAGTTAGATTGAACTCAGTGAACTGGTTACCAGTTGACAGGAAATTTTTAAACCTGATCGTCTTGAACAGTATCATTATCTTGTTTCGGAGGGATTACAAAGTCATTCTTAGTTATTATTGTATACTGATACTCGTGTATTTCGCAAGTTTTCAGCAACACTTCGTCTTCAACTTCAAGGACATTCATTTCTGGATATCCATCGTCTTCTAACATCATGGCAAAACGAATGGCATCATCTTCCTCTTCCCAGATGTAAAGGATTTTTTCTCCCAGTTCATCTGCAACGGAATATGCTCCCTCTTCTTCTTGTCCTTCGATTGTTAGAATGTGCATGTTTAGACCATCTCGCAAGCTTCTTGATAAACTTCTTGCATTACGCTCTGAATAATCGATTTATCCAGGTCAATCTCTGCTTCTTGTATATATCTATTCAGGATTGACATTGTATCTTCTGATTCCAGAGATTCAACTTCGGACTCTAAAAAGTATCCACCAAAGTCAGTATTTTCTACAACTTTGAGTTCTGCAATATTAGAGGTATAAAGTTTATCAACAAACTTATCAAACTTTTTATTATCAGATTTTTTTCTAACAATAAGTTTTAAGATCTTACCTTCATACTTAGTTGCATCAAAGGTTTGATATGGAGTGTCCTCATAATAAACTTTATGGAACATTTTATAGGGGTTGTTTATAGTCTCCAGATCTAGAGTTTCTGTATCAAAGATATGAAATCCTCGATCATCATCAACATCAGTCCAGTAAATCTCATAAGGATTTCCTAGATACCGAATGTTTTCTTTTTGGCTTCTAGTGTGATAGTGTCCCGAGAAGACAAGTTTGAACTTCTCAAATAGTTTGCTTTCATAACCATGCTCCATGACGCAGAATCGATTAGCATTAAATCCTCTGAGTTCAAGGTGCCCCATCGCAACCTTGCAAGATGTCTTTTCAATAATGTCATGAGTTTCTTTTTCATTTTCTTGATTAATCCAAGGAACAAATAATACTTTAAGATTGCCAACCTTAAGTTCTTCTGGTCGTGATATAACTTTCACATTTGAATATTCTCTTAGAAGCAAATCAATCGCATTTACTTCATTTGTATTCTTGTAATATGCTGTATGATTACCCACCACAGTAATCACTGTAACTCCCATCTCTTGAAGACGGTCATAGTAGTGTTTCTTTGCCCAAGAAAGTGCAGCAAAATCAATGCCTTTTCTTGAATCAAAAGTGTCACCCATATCAATGACAGTCTTGATGTTTTCCCGCTTCAGAGCGGGAAAGAATACATCGTTATAAAATTGTAAGAAATAATCGTGAAACAACTTTGAGTTCTTACGGCATCCAAAGTGTTGATCAGTAATAATCGCAGTTTTCATTAATAACGGAGTTTGGAGTGAACAGCGTCCTTAATGGAATTATAGTCGGAATAGTTGCTGCCGTCAATGGTATTATTGTCCACAAACACTTCTTCATAACCAGTTTTCTCAAGAATCTTGTTCTTGATTTCTAGTTGCTTCTTTTCTTTTTGAATACGTCTCAGAAAAGCGTAGTGAATGATCTGAGTAAAATACGCAAATGGATTTGAAGACTTATTGGGATCAAAGTTATGAATATAAAGAACACAGTTCTCAATACCATCACAAACCATATCATCTTTGAACATATAGTTCACAAAGTTTGGTTTGAACGACAGGTGAGTGGCAATCTTAAGAAAGCATTCTCCAAGATAGTTTGTAATCCTTGGTTTAGGAAGTCCCTTTGCCTCTGCGATGGCAATCCTCTCTTTATACTCAATGAGAGCAGCAAGGAACTCCTTATTGTTAACGTAGTGTTCTGACCTTTTTCTACGTGGCATTGCTCCTGGTGTGGTAATCATTAGCATATCTGATTTATTATGTAGTCATTATACCAAGATTACCAATGCTTGACAAGGGTGCCCAAATGTCACTATAATACCTTTGTTAGGGTTGATAAGGAAGCTTTAAGTTCTTTAGCTACTCTTAAATAACTTCTCCAACTTCTTCTTGGTTTCATCAATGTTACCCAGAAGACCCATCTCTCTTGAGAGTTTCGATGACGCTACGGGATTATCATCTCTCACAGAGTCTCTTACAAACCTTTGATACAGATTAATCATCTCCATATCTGTGGTTTCGGAAATAGTCAAAACTTTATCCATAGTGATGACGAATAAATCGTCCTTGGTTGTTTTCAACCAAGGCTCTACCTTATATCCGATAACTCCCATTCTATTTTTGATCTCACCGATGGTGATAGGACTTGATAACAGTAATACTGTTCTATCCTCTTCTTCTGATGCTGCAACTCTTGCAAATATTTCTTCACCTGAAACTAACTTAATAGTTGCATAAAAATCGTCTTCTATTCCCATAGGAACTCTCCTAATCCTTTAAGTTGATTGTAATAATGTCATAGTTGAAATTTTCTTCATTGTAGATTTTGATTCTTTCAATCAGATGGTTCAGAGTGTAGTTCTTTCTTGAGTTATATGTACAATCATCACCAATATCATACAATATTGCTTTTGTTTTGTTTTTACCTTTTCTGAGGACTCTCCCGATTGATTGAAGATTTCTTATCCTAGATTTACTTGGAGAGGCAAATATAACGTTATGCAGGTTTTTAATATTAACACCAGTTGAAAAGGTTCCGTATGAAGCGACAATAATAGCGTTGGATTCTCTTTCAGTGATTTCCCGAACTAGTTCTCGATCCTCTGCATCAACGCCACCGTGAACGAAAAATACTTTACGATCGTCGCCCTTCAATTTATTTATCATTTCAAAAAGTGGTTCTCCATGTGCGGCAACCCGACTGAAGAGAACCAAAGTATTTCCTTTTAGATCAAGAGTTAGATTTGTAATAAACTTGTTTCTTTGAGTATGAGAAATCAGATACTCGATCTCATCATTATACGTTTCAAATTTTCTTGGAGTGTGCTTCAAAACAAGGCAGTTAATATCTAACTTTGAGAGATGTCCTTGTTGCATTAACTCTGAAGTTCTGGTAACCTTGTATGACGGTCCAAAGAGTCCCTCTAACACCCATTTATGCGTCTGTGTGCCGTCTAAAGTTCCTGTGAACCCAAACCTATACTTTGCATGGTGTAACTTGGTCATAATCGATATGAGGGACTTACTCTTAAATAAATGAGCCTCATCTCCAATCACAACATTAAAGTCCTCAAAGAAAGATCTTTCTAACTTATATACAGATTGCCATGTAGTGATTGTCACTGGCATATCATTTGTTTTTTCTCTTCCTGAATAGATACGGTGGCAATATGAATCAGCATTCCAACCATAATCAAGGAAATCCTTGTACATCTGCTCTACAAGAGATGTCGTCGGAACAACTAGAAGAATTTTTTCGCCTTTATCCACATAATATCTTACAAGGGAATAAATCATCAGTGATTTGCCGCTGGCAGTGGGGCTTATCAATAGTTTTCTATTATGCTTTAGGGCACCATATACTCCCTCAATCTGGTATTTCCTGGGAGTATGGGCACAAATGGAATGCATATAATCCTTGACACCTTCATAAGAAATGTTCTCATTCTCTTCATATGGGGTGCCATAAAACTTAT